TGGATAGCTTGGGTGCCTTGGTCCACAGCGAACTGGTAGCCGGGCATGTTCTCGAAGTTTGAGTAGTTGGCGGGCTGGCCGTTGGTGCCGAGCGCGCTGCCGAGCGCGGTGTCCGCGCCCTGACCGAGCTGCTGCTGCGTGCTCCAAATGTTGTTGATGTTGCCGAGGTTGTTTTGTTGCGTGGTGATCGCGTTGTTTTCCGCGTTCACCATGTCGTTCGATGCGACCTGAGTGCCGACGGCGCCCGTGGCCGCCTGCGCGATGCCCGGCAGCACGGAGCCGATCGTGCCCGAAAGAGATGTATCTAAGTTGCCCACATTGCTACCTTGTGTTGTACTACCGCTCGAGCTTCCGAGCAAACTGCTTAAACCGTACCCCGCCGCGCCCGCAACTACCGGATTCAACGACGTAAGCCCGGTGCTCATCGACGGCGACCCGTTCGAAGACGTTCCGTTAGACGATGAGCTGGAACCGCTAGAGGTTGGCGTTACCAGCGATTTACCGACCGTGCCCGCGATGTTGCCTAGCGTCGAGCTGCCGGTTGCCGACCCCACCGCACCCTTCAGCGCGCCGCTGACGCCGCCCGTCAGCGCGCCCTGCCCAATGTTTGTACCGTTCAGGTCCGCGTTTAGCGCGCCGGTCGCGGCGCCGATGCCGCCCTTCACGATACCGGACGCCACTGCTGACGGCAGCCCTGCGTTTGTCAGCGCGCCCGTTACTGGCGCGGCAGCTGCGCTAAGGCCGCCACCGACCGCACCAGTTAGCGCGCCTGTGCCAATGCTCTGCCCTTGCAGGGCCGCACCGAAAGCTCCATTGGCCGCGCCCGCGGCGGCGCCGCCAACGATAGTGCCGCCCGTGCCGCCAATCGCTGCCGCAAGCGGCGCCGCGATAGCTCCGGCCGCCGCGCCGCCAGTAGCTGCAAGTGTGCCCGCAAGCGCAAAATCACCGGCAAGTTTCTCCATCGTGCCCGGCGCGTATGCAATACTGTTGACGTACTCGTCGGCTTGCTGCTCCTCTTGCATGGCAGCTTGCTGCAACGGGGAACCGGTAGGGGTTTGCTGAATCGCCTGAACAGCCGCTTGAGTAGAAGAAAACCCTTGCGCCGCAGCCCATTGAGCAAACATTGAGTTCTGGTCGTTTGTGACCCAAGGAGTTACGTTGGCGGCTTGGTATGCTGCCCCAGCACCAGTCAAAGGCGTCTGACCAGAGTTTCTCTGGTTTACTTGCGTCGGGTTCTGACTAAGCGCAACATCGCCCGTGTCGTTGGCTAGCTTTGGCGCCATTTTATTTTGACACTAAGCCCGCGTCTTGGTATGCGCGCACCAAATCCTGCAACAGAACTATTTTCTTCTGTAAGTGCTCAATCTCCTCGTCAGCGGCTTGCGCGTCAGCGCTTACGGCTGGGGCGGGGTCAAATCCTGCACTATCTTGTGCTGCAGCGACGGGTACGCCGGCTCCGGAGCTAACGCCTCCGCCGGCGGTGCCGGGGCCTTGTAGCACGGGGCTGCTATGGGCCTGCTTGCACACGAGCACAGGGACAGCGGCAGGGACAGGAATAGGAGCAAGCGACTCGTAATCTGCGACAGCTGCCGCGACTTTTGCTTTGACGACATCATCCACCTCTTTGTCATGAACGATCTTGGCGGCCACGACCTTCGCGTCCGCCTCTTTGATTTTATCCGCGCCGACGACGCGCTCGTGGTGCACGAACAGCGCACCGCCCGCTAGGATCGCCACAATCGCGGCGCCGTACACCCAGTCCTTCGCGATCTGCCAACCGAACAAAGTAAACATGCTACTCTCCCGTCGCGTCAGGTATCTTTGAGTCCCGGAACACGAGCCAGTGATAGGTCCCGACGATGGTGGCGACGAGCCCGCACCACGCCAGATAGTTGCTGTCGGTGCGGTTCAAGAACAGGTACGTCGTGCCAACGATGCCGGCGATGTTGACGTGCGCTAGGATGAACCAGTCGCGCAGCTCAAGCTTCACGACGGGTACTCGCCCGTCAGAAAATAGCCCGCGATGCGCTCCGAGCGGTGCGGACCCACCTGACGCGCCCAGAGGCTGTTCAGGAGACCGTCGTGCGCCGCCTTCCAGTCCTTCTCTTGGATAGCGGCGCGCGTGTTCGTAAACTGCGCCCAACGGCCGCCCAGATTGAACGCAAGTTCGTAGAGCGCGTTCCTGCGGCAATCGGTGTCGCACGACTCAAACTCGGGCCACTTTTGCGCGAGCGCCATCGCGTTCAGGATGTCCTGACTGAACCAGCGATCGCTGGTCGATTGCACGACGGTAAACCCTTCCCACGAGCGGCCCGGCGCCGCGGGCGGGAGGACATGCCCTCGCCCGCAGGTCCAGATGCCGGCGGTGTCTAGGTACGCGACCAGCCGGTCGCCTTCGGCGGCGTCAAGGTCTGCCGCTAGCCGTCGATCGATCGACGGGTCGAGCACCGTCTCAGTTGTTATCGTCATGCTTCTTTTTCCTCACCTGCGTCTGAATGTCGTGGACAGTGTCTTTGATGTCGTTGAGCGACTGCGCCATCCCGGCGTTCTGCTGTTTGATCTCGGTCAGCTGCTCGTCGTGTTTGTCGATGTGCGATTCGATCATCGTAGACCGGCTCTTCAGCTCTTCGACTTGGCTGTTGACTTGGCCCCAATGATAGCTAGTTGTATACAGACCGCCAATAGTTGTCAGTATTACTGCAGCTCCCGCCCATACCGACTCAACTGTCCACTTCAGCATCGCCATGTAACGCTCATCCTTTCGACGGTAGTCCACCAAACGGCACGCCCTGGGGCGCCTGTTGCGGCTGCGACGCGTACTGCTGCACGTACTGGAACGCTTCCGCCCACGCCATGCACTCGATACCCGTCGCCTGCGCGCGCTGTAAAAACACAAGCAAGTTGTTCGCGATTGTCGCCGGGATCGGTGCCTGAATTGTCGGGTTCACGCGCACCTCAGCGGCCGGATGATCCTTCAGCGCCTCTTTGATGTGCTGCGCTAATGCCTGCTCTTGTGTTTGACCTTCTACGTCGTTCATAGCTCACCTCACTGTTAATTTATCAACTGTACGCCGGTATGTAGTACGTCGTGCCATCGAAGGTCGCGGGCAACCACTTGGCCGGGGATGTCTGGGTCGTCGCGCCGGGTTTATTGGTCGCGCTAAAGGTCGCCGTCTGCGCGCCCGTGGTCGCGGAGGTCGCGAATGTACGTCCGTTATTTCCTGCATTACGCGGCGATCAGGTTTTGCGTTTTAAGATCGATAATCAACTGTGCTACGGCTGCCGCAAGGTTTGGTAGCGTGATGCTGCCCGCTGCGAATGACGCCTGGTGCGATCCGCCTGTTGGCGTGCCGTACCCGGTAATGGCGGCGCTGAATACTGGCTGCGCGACACCGGCCACGTAGAATTTGGTCGCGGCATTGAGAGTGCCAAGCCCTTTGTCGCCGCCCGTTGGCGTTCCAACGACGACCCCACCGTCGCCATAGATCGTAAAGTATTGAGCGGTATTGGTGGCGTTTGCGAAGATCGCGCAATAATCGGTGCCGCTTGCCCCGGCCTGAACATTAAAGCCCGTAGAGGTGGCGACGCCCTTGACGGTGAGCGTTGTAGTGGCCGCTGACGATGCGTTGATGGTAACGTTTCCAGCGGCTGCTCCCACAATAATCGAAGACGTTCCGTTGTATCCAAGAGCAAAGCTACCGTCTCCAAACACGCCGAACAATCGCGTCGTTCCTGCGAAATTCAATATGTCCAACGCTCGGTCGCCTGAATTTGAAACTCCAGCGTTTATAAGCAGTCCGTTGGAACTGCCAGCGGAGTTTGCTCCATAGATGCTTACTGGGAAAACGTTGGGTGTCGCTTGGCCGCTCACCGTCAAAGCCACGCCGCTCGACGGCGCCGGTACTACGATGTTCGGCGCGAAGCTCACCGTTGCGACGCCAGCGGTGGTGCTGACCGCGATCTCGTTCGCTGTGCCTACGACAGACGTCACACCTCCGGTCGTCACGGCTACCCCGTTGACGTACAGTCCGGCCGCGTTGATCGTGCCCGCACCCTTCGGGCCGCCGGTGGCGCCCGACAAAACAATCTGCGGGTCGAGGCTTACAGTTGCAACGCCGGACGTCGTGCTGACATCAATTTGGTTCGTCGTTCCCGACACCGTGTTGATCAATCCCGCGCCGCTGATCGTGGCGTACGGGCTCGCGATGTTGCCGCTTACGGTTATGCCGTTCGTGCCCGTAGCGTTTCGAACATCGCCACCTTGAAGGGTGTTGCTGATAAAATTACGAAACCACTTAGCGTCCCACGTTGCCGGGATTGATAAGGTGTTTGCACCGTTCATTCCCGGCTTCGTTTTAAGGTACGTAGTCATGCTACCACTTGCACGTTTCTACGGTCGCAGTTACGTCTACAGTAAACGTAGGCGATGCGTCCGTTACACGAAACTGGCACACCAAGCTGTAGTACTGTCCGAGGTTCCACCAGACCGCGCGGTTGCCTGTATCGCCCGGCACCCCCAGAGTCTGCGTATCGTCCCCTGACACGTCGAAAGTTTGACCCCAGTTATGGGACGTCAGCAAATCGATACGCGGCGCGACAGCGGGCGTTGGCCCCGCGCCGGCAGTAACGACAGCTTCCACACGGCGCACGATCAAACGGTTGTTGCCTTCGTACAGCGGCATCGTCGTAAACCCGCACACGACAGGTGCGTTTGAATTGCCAAACTCTGTTTGCGCGGTGTCGTCCAAAAAACCGATAGTTCCGCTCTCAGAATCGCCGATCAGCTGCTTACCGAAAGCATTCAAGTAAACAAGCCCGCGGTACTGAATTTCCTGACCGTCAAGCACCGATACCAGATCAAACCATTGTTGCGTGACGCAGTCGTAGACCAGCGTACGTTCCGCGAGCGGTATAGTCAAAATGTAGAACGGGTGCCCGTTCCAAGTAGGGCCGCCCGCTGGGGATCCTAGAGAATATGTGCCGGCAAGCAAACCGTACTTGTTTGCGTTTGCAAGGACCGCCTCAACGCCTGGCGTCGAAATGCGCTGAGGCGTCTGTCCGTTCCGGCGACGTACCGTTAGATCGTTCGCTACCCACGTAATTGAGTTGTCTTGATTGGCTATGCTGTAGGGGCACTGAGGGTGCACACCGTACGGCATGTAGGTGTCAGAGGCCGCGCTGAAGGGGGAGCCGGTTGGGTTTCCGGTGTTGACGAAGCCCTCCGTCGAGCGCGACCCAAACATCAGCACCTCTCGGTGGTCGACGCACATCCCGTAAAACGGGTCCGTGCCAAACTGCCGATTGAACGAGGCCGCGGTCGTGAACGTGATCTGTCCGTTGCCCGACACCTGCCGCCCGTCGTCGTTGAAAAACGTATAGGATCCCTGCCCGTTGTTATTGTTGGCAAGGAACACAATGTAACTGTCAACGAACCAGCAGTCGATCGCGCCGCCGAGATTGTAGAAGAACGAGCTAGTCAGCTGCTGCACGCCGCCACCGCCCGTGAAGGGGGTGTAGGTGTAGCAGATGTCCGTGCCCGGCACCAATACTACGAGGCACGCGCCGTTGTCCGTCATCCGAACAAAGCCGCTCCCGATGATGCCGCTCGTCGAGCCCGGCACCAGCGTGATCGCGCCAGCGCTTGAGATCGTGTACAAGTCGAAACCGATCACCGCGTAGACGACGCCTGCCATTTCCCAGATACCGCGCAACGGGCTGGTGAGCCCGCTCGGCGTGAAGGTCGTGATGCCCGGCCAGCGCCGGAGCACCGCGGGCTGCTGCGACTTCATGTCGTCCGGCTGCGTCTGCTGCGCAGGCTCGGGATAGCACCCGATCAGGCGCTTCGACGCCGCGCGAAGATCAGCAAGCTGATACGATGCGAGCGGTAGCGGTATCGTGGTCGGCTGCGCGACGCCCATCAGCTACAAGCCGAAACCCGGGCCGCCCCACGGGCCGCCGGCGGCGCGTGAGAGTTCGCCAAGGTCGCACTCGGTGTAGCGCAGGTAGCGCTTGTTCATGCGCCGCATGGCGCTCTTGATAAGGCTGCCGAGATCGAAGCCGTCCGGGTCCGTCGGCGGCGGGATCGTGATGCCGTAGCGCACAGAAAGCCAGCCCGCCAAAAGGTACTTGACGTCGGCGATGTCTTCGTCTTTGAGAGGCGCGTTGCTGTTCAGGTTCGCAACCGTCTGCGGGTACCAGCCGAGGTTCGCCCAGCCGTCGCGCATCTGCGTCAGCAGATTATCATTCAGGATCGTGATACCGTTCGACGACTGCGTGGGCGTAGGTTGCCGCCCCTCGCGCACGACGCCAAGGATCTGAAACGATTCGGTGATGATCTGCTGGTTGGTCTGAGCCACGTCGCCTCTCTAAAATATGGTGGTTCCGTTACTCTGAACGGTTTCCAGAAGTCGCGTCTAACTTAAATAGGAGGACGTTCTCCGTTGGCGCCTACCGGGTGAGGGCGGCGGCGCTTTTTCTTATTGCACGCGGAGCCACGTACGGGGGTTCACCGCTGCACCGCTGGCCGGCTGGAAGCCGTTCAGGGTGTACTTGAATCGCACGGTGGCGGTAGCGCCGCCAGCACCGGTGGCGGCCACCGGCACGAGCGTCGTCAACGTACCGAGAACGCCGGGGACAATCACGTCTCCGGTGTTTGCGGCGACAGTCAACGACGTGATGGTTGCCGTCGAGGTGATCGAGGCATCCGCCCCGTCCACCGGATTCAACGGCAGGTTGACGGTCAGCGCAGCCAGCGTACCGGTCGGGTTAAGGACCAGTACCGCCGTCTGCATCGTGATCGTCGACCCTGTTACCAGGGTCGCACCAGCGTAGAAATCGAACGGAACGCCAACCACATCGCCGTGCCCATATCCAACTTGAATATTAGTCATTTTCTATAGTCCTATGGGTTAGGCAGCCGACGCGACTTCGATGTTCCGCACGGCGAGCTCGGGGTAAGCGAGCACGGCGCCGACAATCGAATCGAGGCGAGCCGGGAGCACGTCGTTCGACGGATCCCACTGTTGCGCGAAGCGGATGTTGTACCCTTCGAACGCTTCCGCAGCCGTCATCTTGACGAGGGGGCTGAGGTCGAGCATCGGGGGGTTCGCAAACACGATCGCGTCCCGGTACCAGCCGAGGGACTGCTTGATCAGCGCGCCGTTGAGCGCAGAGATCGCGGCAGCGCCGCTCTGACCGAAGACACTGATCGCAGCGCCCGCAGCCGGAACGTTGTCCACGTTCTGGTACGCGCCACCGGTGATGATGCCCGGCGCGATCGGGATCGCGATGGCACCAGCGGTGTCGCTGATGGTTGCAGTCACAACGAACTGCTTGGGCCGGCCCAGCGACGCCTTCGTCTCAGGGTCAACCTCGTTCACACCGGCGATGCTGATCACGTCGCCAGCGTTCAAGGTCGTGAGGCCCGCCGCCCAGCCGTTGGTGTTCAGCGTGAAGGTGGAAACGAACGCGTTGCCCGCGCCAGGGTTGGATTGACCAGCGCCGTTGACGACCGGGGCCGCCGTGGTGCTGAACGTTCCGCACACGTGCGTCGGCAGCTTCGTGTTACGGAAGCAGACGTAGCCCGCGGCCTTGTCCGAGATCACGCCTTCGAGCCATTGGTCGGAGACGGTCGACTCGGGCTGGAACAGACCCTTGTTGTCGCGGACGAAGTAGCGCGACGTTTGCGGGGTCGCCGTAAACGTGCGACGGTCGTCTTCCGGCGCCAAGGCTTCCGTCAGATACTGCTCGTTCTGGAGCAGCTGATCGTAGGTTGCCGTGGTGTTGAAGGCGCCCGTGAACTTCGGCACGTTGTTGACTTGGCCCGTGGTGAAGTTCTCGATGCCGGCCGCGAGGCGCGCCATCGCGGGCTCGAGCACTTGCTCTTCGAAGTTGTTCAGCAACATCGCGCGCTCCACCGAGGTGAAGTTGATGTCGACGCCGAGCTGTTGGTTGACCAACAGGGTGGCGAAACGCTGAACGGAGTTCTGCGCGTTCATCTGCGGACCGGTACGGAGCGTGTACTGGAACGGCAGACGGATCGAGAGCTGTTGACCCAAGATGACCCCGTTGATGGGGCCGGGCAGCAAGCTCTGATAGTCACGGTTCGTGCGACCCGTGAAGTTGCTCTTAGCGTGCAGCAAGACTAGCGCCTTGCGAGCTACCCATTGAGCGGTGATGAGTGAATTTGCCATGTATCCTTTCCGATTTTATTTTAGTTCAGTCCGCGCATCTTGCGATGCTGTTCGCGGGCTGACTGCTTGCTTCCTCTGTGAAGTCGAGCGAATTCTTCCATCGACATGTTAGGGTCGACGATATCTCGCCCGGCCGCACGGCCGCCGCCCCGGGTGGGGGTTGGCGGAGGAGGCGCCTTGGTGATGGACTTCTGTTGCCCTGGTTTCGCATCGGGCCTAGAGCCGTTCTGCTTGGATCCTGAATAGGCCTCAAGCTCAATCTTCGCGATGATCTTCCCGATCGTGACGAGCTGTTGGGCCGGGCTCTGCTTGGCCGTTCGAACGGCTAGCGCAGGGTCCTTACCAAACTCGTACAAGATACGGGCGACATGCTCCGACTGAGCAACGGCAGCGCCTGCGTCCTGGGCCAGCTGGTTGGCAGCTAGCACGGGGTTTTGGGTCACCACCTTCTTGTAATCAGGGTGCGTCTTTGCAAATTCTTCGATTCGCTTTTCAACTATCTCTCGGCGCGTCGCCGCCTCTTTTGCGCCCGTCTCTTCGCGAATGATCTCGCGAGCGGCGATCTTCGCCTGATCACGTGCCCACTTCTGCATCTTGGCCCGATACTTGTCGTTATCGAAGGCGATGTCCTGGTCAGCCATGTCTGGCATCGGTTCGTCTTCAACAACAGGAGGAGCGTTTGCAGCGACGGTCTGTGCGGCGGTTGGTGTACCGCCGGCTTTGAGCCGTTCCAGCTCAGCTAAAGCTTCCTTCAGCTGGCCCTGCATGTGCTTGCCAAATATCTTGGTACCTTCCAGCAGATCGTTCAGCTCTACTATGCGTTCCTCAGCAGATCCCTTCTTCGGCGCCGGTCGGGCCGCAGGTTCCTCGTCGCCTGCGTCGTCACCAGTCAGATCGGTGTTTGGGTCTGATTCGCCGCTGAGTTCGGCGGATGCGGTGGACGGGTCCGCGTCTTCGTCCGAAGTCCCCTCACCCGAATCGGTCGGGTCGCCGAGTGTTCCTTCTTCATCGACGATGGGGGCATCTTCGTCGACCAAAGGATCCTGGGCTGCTTGTGCAGCGCTGCCGCCAGGCGTGGCATCAACATTTTGGCCCGCGGCGACCGCAGCGACTGCTGCGGCGTCGGCGGCGCGGGCCGGAGTAGCGCCGCGGAAGGGGTTGACCTTGTCGTCGACCTGCTTCTGCGGCTGCTTCTCATACCGTTCCAAATCTTCACGTGAAAAACCCATGATAGTCTCCTGTTACACTGCGATGCGCTGCAGCGAGGCGGTCCCACCAGACGTTAAGAATCACTCAGCCTTTTTCGGCTTCTTCGGTTTAGCAGCGTTCAGCGCCTTCGCGGCGGCGACCTTCTGCTCGTTCAACTCTTTCGTGTGCTGCAGCGCCAGCGCGTGTTTCTCTTGCATACGACGCTTCTCTGCTTCATGCGCTTCTGCGGCGCGCTGCATCTCTTGCTCGTGCAGCATCCGTGCGCGTTGCGCTTCGGCTTGCGCCTGAGACATAGCCAGAGACTGATCCTGCATGTGTTGCGCGGCTTGCTTCTGCTGATCTAGCTGATGCTGCTGCGCCTGGTGTGTCATGTCCTGCAGGTTTCCGACGTGTTTCGCCGCAAGGTCCATCTGCGCGGACTGCGCCTCGTGCTGACGGTCCTGCGCGTTGGCGCCTATCTCGTGCGCGAGCTTGATGTTGGCGAGGTGCTTGCCGGCCGCCTCGTAGCCGATCTTCTCTTGCTCGATCGGGCTGACTTTGGCGCGCGACTGCGCGATCTGCGCGTCGGCGCCCATCTTCTGCGTCTTGGCTTCGAGCAGCTGCATCTGCAGCTGCTGCGCCTGCTCTTGTTGCTGCTGTTGCTGGCTCTTCTGCGAGCCAACGCCGGCCTCTTTCTCTTTCTGGGTCGGCTGGATGATACCCTGCTGTATCAGCGGGATCCGCAGGCGGTTCGCCATCTCCTGCGCGTCCGGCGAGTCGATGTTCTTCGCGATGAGATCCTGAATCACAGGCGCCGCGCTCGGCATCGCCTCTGCAAACGAGATCAGCGTATCGAGCGCCTCTTGGCGCGCCGACTGGAAGCTGGGCCCGATCGTCACCTCAACGTCGTACGACCCCTTCGAAAGGTCGTTCATGATGTCGCCGGTGAGCTCGTGCTCCTTGTTGATCTCGACCATCTTCTCGACGCCGTCCTGGCCGATGATGCGCTCGACGCGTTCCGCGTCCATGACGGTCGGAATCATGTCTACCATCATCTCCCACGTCAGCTGCAGCGCGGAGCTGAAGCCATCTATAAATTCAAAGCTGCCGAGGTCCGAGCGCTTCGTGTGTTGCACAAGCGCCTTACCGGACACACGGTTCATGTCTTCTGAGTTTCCGAGCGCCGGATCAAAGTAGCCGATCGTGGCTTGAATATCTTGAATCGACATCTGCGCGAGCGCCATAGCACCCTGCGGCAGGTCGAGCGGCGGCGTGCGGAACGGCATCCCGCCCTCCGCGTTCTTGTCGACGTTGTAGGGCAGGTATGGGCGGGAGGCGACGTTCGCCTGGTTCCACTCGTTTTCGTAGCCCTTGATCATCGCCTCAGTGACAAGGTACGGCGCCTTCGGCAGGAGCGCGCTGCGCTCGATCATGTCCGAGGCACGGGAATTGTAGCTACGCTGCGCGTCCTTGGAATGACGGATCAGCGACTGAAACTTCTTGCGGCCTTCAATGTTGATGTAGCGGCCAGGGCACCGAACGACAGGGATACGCTTCCAGTCGTAATAGTACGGACCCTCGAGGATCGTTGAACCGTCGATTTTGACCCACATGACCTGCCACTTGGTGGTCTTACGGATCATCTTCTCGCCGGTCTTCTTGTTGATTGCGATGCGGGTGACGCCGCTTTTCTCGAACGTCAGCCCCTTCTCGTCAAAGTGCTTCTCAACCGTGCGCAGCGCCTCATCGTACTCGCGCACGGTTCCGTCCGTCATCTTCGCGATCCACTTCTCGCGCGGGACGCGCTCAAAGTATTCAGCGATCCGAACCTCTTTGTCCGTGAACCAGCCGTAACTGTCGCGGGACAGGCTGAAGCTCTGCATGTTGCCGTTCGGGTAAAGTGCCTCGTATACCTCATCCGAAATGCGCTCCGCCACGAGGCACCGGTTCGCGTCGCCAGCGCACGCGTCGGCGCACTGCGGGTCCCAGATGACCGTCTGTGGGTTCGAGATGTTGATGATGCGCAGCACCTGATCAAAGGCACCGTCGCCGTCGTCTTGCATGTAGGTGGGCATGATGCGCCACGCACCGAACCCGCCCGCCACCGCAAACTTAAACTGCTCTTTGTAAATCTGATCGGCGCGGCTGCACTGCTCGATGGAACGGCAAAGGCCGGCGAAGATGTCGGCCACCGCTTCGGAGGCGCCGTCAGAGGCGGGACGCACCTTGCCGGCGGGGCGTGTCTGACGCATGTCGGCGACCACCATGTTCACCGGCTGCAGGCACCGGTTGAAGGTGTAGCAGGGCTTGCCGCGCCGGTTCTGGAGCACCACGGGGTCCCACTGACCCATCGCCTCACTGTTGTAGATGAAGTTCAGGTCTTCGGAGTGCATGCGGCGGTTCTCTTCCCACGCGCCGACACCGTCGTCATAGAAGTTGCGGATGCGCGAGAGCAGCGCGCCCGCGTCGGGGATATCGAAACCGTCCGTGTCAGGCAGCGCGCCGGGCTGTCCCGGTATGCTGCCTGTGAGGTCCCAATTATCGCCGCTGTTGCCCGTCATTACGTCGGCATCTCGTCGATCACAGCGCGCTGACCGTCACCTACAAAGACTCCGTCGAACGTGTTGGCCGGCACGTACTTCGCTGCGCCGTCGTTCTTCCACTCATGCACGGGCTTACCGTCCTTTGTTTTTCGGCCGCTCTCCGCCAGCCGCTGGTGCTGCACGCGGAGCTGGTTGCGGATCGCCGGGTTCTTGAAGCTGTACGGGGCAACCTTGCCCTTGCGTTCAATCACCAAATTGTTCATGCCGGCCGTGACGTGCACGGTGTAGGTGCCGAGTTGCGCCTTGCGGCCGTTCGAGTCGACGCGCCGCGGATCTTCATCCTGCTGGCACTCTTCGACGATCTTGCCGTCAGACGCGGGCCGTTTCACAAAGCGCCAGTCCACGGCGTGTACCGTCTCGAGTACCTTCTCGACAACTTTCTCGCCCGTCAGCGGGTCAGTCTTCTCTACCTTCTTCTCGTGCGTTTGCTCGACCTTGTGGGCCGCTTGCTGTCGCAGGCGGATACCCTCCTCGTGCTGCAGCTTCAATGTAACGCTCATGTGATCTCACCCTTCGCGCTCGCGCGCTTCGTTAAAAAAAGTACCATCTCTTGGTTGCGCCCCTTAAGGAGCTGGATCAGGCGGTTCCTAGTGGCGCCGTCACGGTTCACACCGTAGTACCACAGCTTCCGACCCTGAAAATCAACTAGCAAAAACGCACCGTAACGCCGAAACTCAGCCTCAAGCTGATCGATCGGCATCACCCACTCCATACGCCGCCCGCGGTCACCATCTCCGGCGCCCAAGCAAACCAGGGCAGGCCGCCCTCGCTCGCCGGGGGCGCCCGCGCCACCTCAAAGCCAGACATCACGTTGTAGCGTGTGGCGTCCATAAGGTGATCGTTTTTCTTGATAATGTTTCCCTTCTCGTCACGACGGTAAAGGCGCACTTCTTTGCGCCAGTTCGTCAACGTGTTGAATATGCGCAGCTGCTGCGTTGAGAGCATGTCCCAAGTCTGCACGAGCCCGGTCACGACCGTGTTGTCGGCCTTGCTGACCTTTAGCCCGAGCCGACAGTACGTATCGATCAAGAGCTCGCCGTCGGTACCGCGCGCTTTCTGCGCGGCGGGGTCGATGACGCCGTGTATCCACGGACCGCGGCGGTTGATGGCTGCAACGTGCACTGCCGGGTCCGCTTGGCCCCGATAGTATTCGTCGTACGCGATCGCCGGGTACCGCGTGACGCCGTTGGCGTCCTTGAACCCGTTGTCGATGTCCCACGCGAACCAGATCACTGCGGTGCAGTTCCAGCCCGGGTCCATGCCGTACGAGCGCGGCCAGTGCGCCGGGATGTCAAAAGGCTGGATCAGCATCACGTCTTCGGGGATCGGGTAGATAGCTCCGGTGCCGTGGCCTGGAATACCAGACTTACGCGCCTGCAGCTGCCACGAGGGTACTCCCGCAAGGATCTGCTTCATCTCTTTTTCACCCAAGTGGGGGACGTCACTCATGTCTAAAAAAACAGCCGCTTTCGACATTACGCAGTCTCATTGGCGTTTTCATCGACAACAAGCTCCTCTTCTTCGCCCATCGACCACGCGTCGGCTACGACGGCGTCCGGCTCTGGCGCCAGGTCCGGCATGTAGCTGATCATCAGCTCAGAGACACCGAGCAGCGGCGTTTCCGTGAGCACCAGCGTGCCGTTCGGTTGCCCGGGCACGGTGCTCATCAAACGCAGCAGACACTCGGTGTAGATCTCGAGCTTCGGCTCTTCGTCAAGATGGATCCGGTCCTGTTGCGTACCCTGGAACGATTCTCGGCCCTGGTCGTACGACTTGAACTGCAACGTCGAAAGGCCGCCGGACACGTGCCGGACGAACACCGTCTCGAACGCGTCCGCAAGACCGTGCTTGACCGTCCGCCGCACCAGCAGGTCGCCAGGAATCATCCCGGTGCCGTACGATTGCTCTTGCCCGGGCGGTCCGCAGAACTTTGCCTGCAAAATGTCTCGCGTGTTCTTCGCGGTGTCGGTCGCGACCCACATATTGATGGGCCGATTGAATTTTCTACCAGGCCACCAGCTAGGGTAGAGCCCGGTGAGGTGCAGTGCGTCCGCGAAGCAGCCGCAGTGCGTCTTACCGGTTCGGTTACCGCCGAAAAGTGCGATCTCGTCGCTGGTTTGCTCCAACGCGAAGAACTGCATTTGCTTCGGGTAGTTTTTTCGGCCCAGCGGGCAGTTTTTCAGCGTCGGATGGTCAGACGGGTCCTGAAACCAGGTCACTATTTGCGTCTGATCCTGCACTTTCGCTCGATCGCTCAGGATCTGGATCAGCTGCGTCGTCTCCCGCAGGTTCAAGGACCCGATATTCTGCTTCTTCAACAGCGTCTTCAGCTTCTCCGGCATCGGAGAGTAGACCCTGTCGATCAAATCTTGATATGAGGTTGGTAAGTTGCGCATGTGCCTGGTCCAGTGAGAGATTTTGAGTCACTTTGAGGTCCATTTTCATGTTCTCGCCGAATTTTTCGGGGAACAGGTTGGCCGCAATGCGCCCCAGCATGCGCGCGTCGCCTTTGGTCGCTGCCGCGGAGGCTGCGTGATCGAAAACGTTGCGCGCGATCTGGTTCGCCTCGTCAAAATCGCTCTGAAATTCGGAATTTGTCGCCAACTCTTTGTGAAACTGCACGTTCGTGGCCCCGACAGCACGCAGCGCTTGCTTTACGTCGGCCGTGTTGGCGTACGTGATCAGGAACGCGCGTCGTTTTTCGTCGGTCCAGTCGAACTCATCGGTCAGCGATTGCGTTCGGGCGATGCCGAGGCTCTCCTCGAGGCGGTTGACTGCGTCACGGAACACCGTGTTCCAGCTCAAAATCGCCAAAAATTCGGCTTCGGTGCGCCCCAGCGACTCCGCGGCGATCGCAAAGTCCTTGTGCTCAGCGTACCGCTCAAGAAAACGCTTCTCGGCGTTGCTCGGCTGAGGGGGCGCCGCGATAGCTGCCGTGTGCTTCTGCGTATAGTTACGCCGGCGCGCGGCCTCGAGCTCGGGAATACCCTTACCGTAAACTGGCAGCTTGCCTTTCTGGATACGGACGCAATCTACGCACATGCTAATATTAGAAACGTAACGCGCGGCGCGGTGCCCCGTAACGCACACCTCTCCGGTCCAAAAATGCTGCCACCCGCGCGCCTCCGCTTCAGCTTTGCTGACGAAACGCGTCGGTACGTGGTCGTACATGTTCGGGATCCCGTTGCGCAGCGGCGCTACGGTCTCGGGGTTTATTTTCGGCCACTTACCCCACGGGTGCTTGGGGGCTCCCGGCAGTTGCTCTTTAGAGCCTATCATGCGCGATGCCAATCTTCGCTGCCTGACATATAGTTCCCGTTGCGGTCGTACCCTGCGGACTGCTGCCAGAGCAAGCACTCGTTGAGCGACTCGTCTGGGTCGACGCTGTAGATTGCCTTTTCCCAAACGAACGCGAGGTCACCTATGCCGGGGAATCCTACCTTGTCCATGTCAACAAAGGTGATGTTGCGGAAACTGAACTCGATAACATCGCCCGGCTTCACTTGCATAGGTATGATCGCGCCCGTCTCGGGCCCGTCCTCAAACCACAGCGAGCGGCCCGAGAGCTTGCTCTTCGCAAACTTCATGACGGTCTTACCGTCAGGACCGATGACCGGCGTACCGTCATCGATCGATTGCTTGAACTCTGTCTTGCGGCGTTGGCGGCGACCGTAGCCTACCGCGATCACGACGCCCTTGTTGATCTCGATCCCGGGCGTCACCAGCGTCGGGTGCACGTAAGGGAGCACCTTGACAAGCACCCGGTCGCGGAGCACGCGTACGCGTCGACCAATTTCTTCGAGCTCTTCTGTGAGCATCATGAGAGCACCACCGCGTCAACGTCGCTGTCGCGCATCAGCCGGATCTTCTTGCCAACGCCGAAGTCAGCGTCCATCCCAGCCGTCGCCGCAAACGTCACGACGTCGCCGACCTTGCACTCCATCGGCGCGCGCTCACCGAGCGGCAACATCCGGCCCGGCCCCACCGCAACCACCTTGCCGCGCAAAATACGCTGCCAGTCTGGGAGCTTGATGACCTCCTCCGCCTTGTCCAACAAATGCACAGCGATCAGATCGTTCATCAACGTCTGACCAAACTCTAGCGTCGACATATCCCGCACCTCACTGCAGAATGAAAAACTTAGCTGTTCAATAACTCAAGCCGCTCACGGTAGCGAGCGCGCACAATTCAATGACCGCGACGACCGCGTTCGATGTAAATAACTGGCCCGTGACTGAGTCCACCGCGGTGAACTGCATCCCGACCTGGCACAATTGCGAGCCCGTGTACGGAAACGTCATCCCCCATGCGGAGCCAAGCACCTGCAAATACATCGAGGCCGCAAAAGCGGGGTACGTGAACGGCGAGCCGGCAGTGCCGACAGCGCCCGTGGCGCTAAGCGTCGTAGGGCCGGCCATCACGACACTGTTCGTGATGTCGTCGATCTCGATGCTGATCGAGGTAGGGATCACGGGCGTGTTCGTGTGGTCCACGAAGTTCAGGTCCATGAAGATGTCCGTGCCGGGGTACGCCTTGACGTTGGCGTACGGAAGTATGGTCGTTCCCTGGAGGTACCTATTTCCGATTGGCATTATGCTTCTCCACGTACGCCGCCAGATCTAAAAAACGGTCTACACTGTCTCTAGCCAGTCCCAACATCACATTGCAGTTGCGGCAGATCCAGCCTCGCGGCTTTTCTGTCACATGATCGTGATCGAAATGCAATACACCCCACCTGTCGTTGGGAGACCCATTGCATACCTCACAAAACTCGGGGCGAGGTCTGCCCATTGCTTTTTCTTGTGCGGCTAGGTCTTTTGCTCTTCGCGCGGCCAACCATTCAGGAGTCCGTATTGTCTGGGCGTGATGCGTACTGCACATGCCATTCTTACGAGCCTGAACAGCGCATTCAGCTACCGAACATTTAACTCCGCGATAGCTGAAAACCCGCTTAGAAAGCGCGCCCTTTTTTACGTACTTTCCCACTATCTACCGCCAAGAACGATCGACGCGGATGTAGCAGTAGCAAACGCCCAGACGGATGTTGGTAAGGATAATCATCGCATCTTCTTGAACGAACGCTCGCCGCTCATGCCTTTGAACTCCTGCGGCGACTTGTTCGAGAGCACGTGCTTGGCGCGCTCGTGCATCGCCTTGTGCTCCTTCGTTGAGATGCGTCCTTCGACCCAATCCTCAGTCGCGCGCCGCATCGTGTGCTTCGCGCTCTCTTTGATCAGCTTCTTGTCGGGGATCGGCTTCGGCGCCTCGTAAGAGGCGAGCTCGCCGTGCTGTTGCTGGGGCTCGGTGACGGAGCCCTCGCCCTTCGTGGTTTTGAAGGTGGCGGTGCCTTTCTTCTTGTTGACTTTGGCGGTAGGCTTCTCGCCGCGTTTCTTGTCTTGACCCTTCGGGGTCTTGCTGATGCCGAGGATGGCACCGAGCATTGGAGCGATATCAGCCACCGCAACCTCCTTGACCGCCAGTCACTTCAAATGAGCTAGCAGCGTACGCAGCGTTTCCGATGAAATATAACCAGCCGCCCATACCTTCAAGATACAGCGTCTGTCCGGCGTTCACGCCAACCTGGTTCGGTGTGGGTGTGCCAAGCACGGGAGCGGTGGCCGCTGACGGCGCATTGCCGGTCCCGCCCGGCGCCCACTTGATAAATCCAGAAATGCCGGCAGCTGCGCCGGTAGCTCCAAGCGCACGGATGCGCCACGACGTAACGCCGGCTTGCCGGCCGTCGATTAGCACCGCGGCCGAGCTGTCCACCGTGTAGGTGGGCGTCTTCGGCTGGAACGTTGTATCCACGCCCACAGTATTCTCCTACTTACCGGACGCCCACGCGTCCATGTCTCGCTTACGGTCGGCGCGCTGATCTTTCGATCGCGCGCCCTTTCGTTTGGCCTCGTCAGCCTTCATGAACTCTTTGCCCACAGCAACAGAGGGGCCGCCACCGCCGGGTTTTTCCCAGCCGTGAGCGGCCGCTCTCATGAGCTTAGCTTGCGCGGGGCTCTTGGAAGGCATCAGACTTTCTTGACGTCCGCTTGCACGGTGGCAGCGTCCGTCTTGGCCTGCGCCACGACGTCTGCCACGGTCACGGCCTTCTTTTCCTTGATCACCTGATAGATGATCGCGGCGGCCGATGCGACCCCGACAACGATAGCGATGATGAGCAGGCTCATCTTTCGGTCAACGCTTTGTCGCCCAGCTTGTCACCGCGGCCGCTCACGGCATCTTGGTAAAGGCTGCGCGCGACGTCCGCAAGCTCGACGTTGCCGCCGGAGTCGTGCATGTCGTCCTTCGACAGGTTCGTCGCTTCCGCGGACTGGCCGCTCCACTTGGAGCCGACGCCACGGTAGGGGGCGCCCTCTTTGCCGTACGTCTTCTCGACGCCGGCCCGACGACCCTTCAAATACTCTTCACCCTTCATGTCGGCCCGATCGCCGCGTGTGTCTGAATGTTTTGCCATGTGTGAAAATTCCTCTTGATTGAATCGAAAATTAAATCGTGTACCAGACGCTTGGTGACACCATCTGGTATATGCTTGGACCGCCGTAACCGTTCAGCGTGGGTGTTGGGCCGCCTCCAAGATAGTGCCCAACAGGAACCCAAACATTAAAATTGGCGCCTTCTGCTGGGCCTGAAATATACTTCACCACTACCACATCACCTACCTGCGCGTTGGCCGGTAAAGATACTCCAGAAATAACCGCGGTGTTTGTAATGGTAGTGCCGTCATTAGTGTCAGTACCGGCAACACTAGTGCTTATCACCAACGCTACAGTCTCAAATCCAAGACGTAAAATAGGCGCTGCTCCTGCGGAAGCGGCGTCTGTAGCAGAAGGTTGCGGAAGTCCTGGCGGCTGTGCGGGCCACGTTTGCGATGTGTAAATATTTCCGGCTGCAGTGACGGTCGTTAGTATAGTCGTCATGTTTTTACGCCGTATACACGCCCGCAGCGCCTGCAGAATACATACCCGCGACTGTTACGCTGGTAGGGGACGTAATCGTAACCAAAAATTGCCGCATTGACGTAGCGGGGATGGCTCCGTTAGTTACTGTAGTGCCGTTAGCGCCAGATAACGTCAATGCGCCAGCGTTCGTGTTCACGATCGTCAGCGTCCAGGTGACGTTGAACAAGTTCGGCGCGCCGATCGGCGGGTTGACGCCGGCAGCGAACGAGCCTAGCCCTGCCTTGTACGCAGTTGCCACCGCGTTCTGAACTTGCGCGATGATGTTGACGGCGCTGTCGGTCGTCAGCGCGGTCGCGCCGCTGGAAAGAACGACGCACGAGCGAGCGCCGGCGATCGCCGCCGCCGACAAAGTGCCCGACGCTTGCGCGGTGACCGTGTACTGCGTTTCCGTCAGCACCGCGGCCGCATTGTAATAATCGTCTCGGAAGACGCCCAATGATGTCATGAAATTTACCTCGCGCTCGCGCGCATCAACGTCAACGCCGTCGTGTTATTTGACGGATAAGCAGCACATCGTAGCGACGCTACGATCTGCATGAAAATTCTAACCCGCGTTGTTGCCAACGCTCGGGCCAATAGGGTCCAGCGTCTGCCCAGACAACGCATCGTTGTTCAGTCGTCCCAGCCGGCTACCAGGGTTCGCGCGGTTGGTCGTCGATCCGGTCGCGTCCAGGTACGTCGTCGCCGATTCGCAGCTCGAGAGCGTGATCGCCATCGGCTTGACGTAGCCGGTCTGGTCCGTCGCGCCGCCACCGATCGCGTTCTGGTCGCCGCCGTTTGCGCCCCAGATGTCGCCGTAACCACGCGCCGGCGCATAGACGTTCGGGTTCGCGGTCAGGTTCTGCCCGACCGGATTCTGCTGCCGGACGCCGCCCGCGTAGGTGGTCGTCGTGATCGGGGACGTGATCCCCGGGCCCGTCGGCGTCGTCACCTAGTTGCCCGTGTAGTTCTGCTGCGTCGCCGGGTACGTGAGCGTGCTCGCGACCCGGGCCGTGACCGGCGTCGCCGCCGCAATGTTCGGGTTCGCCGCCCCGCCGTTTGCAGGAATGAACGCGCTCTGCCCGTAGGTCGAGTCGCCCAGCATCACCTGCCCACGCGCGATTTGCGCCAGCAAGGAGTCGGTCCCCGGCTGGCTCAACACGTTTGTCGGCACGGAGCTCGCAATAATGTTGCCGTTTGAGAGCTGCGTTCCCGTCAGCTGCTGGACCGCGTTCTGGTTGCCGGGCAACGCCTGCTGCGGCTGGCCGCTCGGTAGGTTTGGGTTCCCTTGCATCTGCGTGCCCAAAGGGGCCGCGCCAGGAAACCCTACGTTCGTGTCAACGGCGGCCGAAGGTCCAAAAAAATTTGTCATGAGCTACCCCTGGTACTGTGGCGCGGCCGGGATGGCTGGCACCTTCACGTCCGCGTTCGCGGGCAAGATGTGCGCGTCACCCGAGCTGGGTGAGTTGGTCTGGTTGAATCCGCCGGCACCAAAGCCGCCCCCGCCCGCGGGGCCGACGTTCGCGCTGCCGCCGAAGACGGTCTGGATCGCGGTACCGGTACCGGTCGCATTCGCGTCCGCAAAGCTCTCGAGCACGGTCCGGCCGGGGCGCGAGTCGCGAGTGCCGGCGTTCGTGATGTCAACGTTCGCCGGGCACGCGGCCCGCGAGACGGACGCCATAATCGTGTCGCCGCTGCGGTTGTCCGAGTTCGGTGGAAAGAGCCCGACCCCAGGTTGCACTGGCGAGAGCGTGGCCTGAACGGGGTTCCCGGGCTGCGTGCCCTGAAATCCCGTGTAATTGAGCGGCGAGCCGCCCGGCGTACCGAAGGTGGTCACCCTTGGAACCCTCCCGTGATCAGCGTCACGTTCGCGGTCGTGGTCGACGCCGCTAGCGGCGCGCTGACCATCGACTCGGTGTTGGTCGGTGTCGGTCCCGTCGACAGCGAATCGTTCGCGTTTGCGGTACCCTCAACGAACAGCTGGTTGTTGACGCCGGCTGTGGTCGTCGCCACGTTGTTGCCCGCGTTCGGCGGCACCGGTACGCCCAAGTTCACCTGCGCGCCGTTGCCGGAACCGAACCCTTCGTCGAGCGTCAGACCGTCGCCCTGCAGGTTGCTGACGCCCGCGCTCACGGCCTGGCCGGCGATGGTCGCAAGGAGCGCGTTCCGCGGAATGATCCCGCGCGATGCCGCCTCAAGGAGCGACATCTGCACGCCGGTCGCCTGCATCCCGCCCGCGGTCGGTGCGGTCGTCGGCTGCTGGATCACCGGCGTCGCACCGAGACCGTTCTGTGCGCCGAAAAACGGCGACATCGGCTGCCCTACCGCAGGGCCTTGCTGTACGTAGATCGTCATCTCAATTGCCACCGTATTGAATGGGGGACGCCAGCGCCACGCCCGGGTCGCTCAGTGGCAGCTTCGGGTTGATCGTGTTCGTCTGGCCGGAAACGCCGAAGCTGCCCGGAGCAGAGTTCACGCTCGCGATGCTGGAGTTCACGGTCCCGCCGCCGGCGCCGATACCGTTCAATCCGTTCGTGCCGTTCTGACCCAAGCCTTGACTGAAGCCTTGGAGCAGGGTCGGGTTCCCTTGCTGCGCGGCAGGGTTGTTGCCACCGAACTGGCTGCCGCTCGCGACGAGCTGGTTCAGCGACACCTCGCCGCGCGAGACCGCCGCCAGCACAGACTCAAAGCTCGCCTGATAGTAGGGCGGGTACGCCGCGCCACCGCTGCCGATCACTTGGCCGGCGAGCGGGTTCGGCCCAACGGGCGGTACACCAACAGGTCCGGCGCCATTATTTCCCCAGGTCACGGTGAGACTCCTTCTGTAAAAATTGCATCGTCGTCGGGTATCTCACCACCCATCTGAAAAATCCGCCTGTAGGAGCATGCTACATTTCCCCAGTGTGCGGGGCGTCCGGCACTTAGACGAAGGCGGAAAATCTGTGCGCCGTCAGGCGCTGAAATTCCTTGGAATCTGCCCCGGCCCGCGCATGGTCGGCATGCTGCCGTCCGCGTAACCCGCGACCGCCGCGGTCCGGTCAAGCATCGGGTTCAACCGCTGCGCCGTGTTGCTCATCTGCGGGGGTGCGACCACTGGCCGCGCACCTTCGCCCTGTCCGGCGATTGCTGCTTGCACCGCGGCAGGGTTGATACCCATCTGGGGTCTGGTTGGCATCGGCATGGGTATCCTCCAAAAAAAATCGTCGTCAGCTTGGGCGCTGGGCGCCCGTGTCAAATGTTGCGTCCTCAAGGGTGCCGACCCCGACCACCGACATGTCACCGCCGGTCGCTCGGATCAGGCCCGCGGTCGCAGCGCGCAGTGCCGAAATGAACTGGTTCGAGGTCATGCCCTTGGGACCCGAACACGCCACTGCGTACTCTTCCCCGCCCGCCTGAAGCAGGACCGAGATCGTGTCCATCTCCGGTTGTTCCTCAATCCAGTACGCATCCTTCAGGTGCCAGACGACTTGCATCTTGACGGTGCTCATCGCGGCCGCCCGCCCGCCGCCACCCGGCACCGGTCGCAGTAGATGTGCCCAGGGCGGGCCGGCGACTGGCACGGCGGCGAGACGTTGTAGGGCTTGCCCGTATCGATGTCGTAGCCGGGCCGGCCGTTCGCGCACCAGTCCGCTGACTTTTTCTTGTCGCTCATGGCGCCTTCCTTCGCTTGAAGGTCCAGTTCTCTTGCGCGCGAACGTCAGGGTTCGCGACCGTCCAGCACTCGCCGTTGTCGAGGAAGCAGACCCAGAGCAGGTCAAACTCCGCACCGTAATCAATCAGCGCATGCGCAAGCGCGTTGTGACCCTTGACGTGCAAAGGGATCGGAGGATCCAGCTGCAGGAGCGTCATCGGCGTGTCTTCCATCGCTCGAGAGTGCGCAGCACCTGCGCGGTCGCGTTCTGTACCTCGTCGACGTACCAGAGGATCTGGCCGTCGATCCGCACCGGAAGCGGCGCCATCTTGCGCGATAGCAGTCGCCCGAGCTCGCCGTGGCTGCACTTGAATAGCGCGGTCAGGTTCTCTCGGGTGTACATCGTCGCCGCGGTCGGCGGCTGGTAAATCGCGATCTCTTCGGTCATGGTTCTCACCGGGGGTGAAGTTAATAGCCCCTCCACACTGATTAGGGAGATCGGCGCGAGTTTGTGGACATATTTCGGTGTGACGATGGTGACGATCAGTTGCAAGTTACTAAAGGTAGGTGACGATGGTGACGATCCTGGGGGTGCGCCGTAGGATCTAAACGGTTTTTGCCCGCGCCGCGACGAACGGGACGTACCGGTACTGGCCGATCCCTGTGGGGGTTTTGGGTTCTATGCCAGCATTCCAGGATCTGGGGTACCCCTAGCCGCGCAGAGCTCGACGGCCAGGCGCAAGCGAGCGGCCGCTTGGACCACGAAACGGTCGTATCGTGGTCTGAGTATGAATCCGATTCATTGAAACCTAAAATTGGATGAATGAAATGCATGATCTTTGACTGCAGTGCAGCAAAGTTGCGGGCTTGCCACCTCTGGTGGTCCCGACGGCCAGCAGTGGATAGCCCGACGGCCAGCAGTGGATAGCCCGACGGCCAGTCTCGGGTGACGATGATTGTGATAATGTTGACTGTCTCCTTCCTACCGCCCCACCAATATAGAAAAAAAAACTTTCTTTCCCGCGTAGGGGCTAGACGGTCATAACTATCATAACCATCGTCACCTCACCCGATGTTGACTGTCAGCTCTTGGTAGCGTTAAGCTGACGGTATGAGCAGAACAAACGTTGAGGGCGGGCTGACGTACGACGACGGCGACGGGCAGGCCGATCGAGCGAGGCTGAGTGCAGCTAGGCAGGTCGCTTGGAGGCGCCAGGCCCGTGCCTTCAGCAGGCTGCGTGAGCGCATAGATGCACACCACATCAGAACCCCCACAACGTGGTGCGGTATGTGGGAGCTGCCGCACCGCCTGAACGGGTGGCGTCAGAAGCACACCAACATGGTGAAGCAGGCGCACCCGGAGCTGGCTGACGCACTTGCGGAGATAGGGCGCCTAGCAGCGCAGCGGCTAGAGATGCGCCGCAACCCAAACGATGTGCCGCCAAGCCCTTACAAGCGGAGCACGCTCCCTGCCGACCCAATCGCACGCGCAGCAGAGCGCAGGCGGCGCGAGATCGAAGGCATGCGCCGGCTGCGGCTAAGGCGTAAGTACGGCCCTGAGAACCTTGACCTGATAGGACTGTGACGCACGTCATAGTTGCAACCTGTACCAGGAGGCGTATACTTCTCACACGGTCAACGAAATTAGGAGCTAGAAAATGTCAGCAAACAATCAAGGCATCTTTCACTTAAACCTTAACGGCGCGGTAGCTTGCAAAAATCGCACGGCGCATATGTTTGTCAAGATTGATGAGTTCCGCACCGAAGGTCGCCGCTGCGCTCGTTGCGCCAAGGTGCTGGCTAAGATGGATGTGATCGCCGCGAAACGGGCGGCGCGCTTGGCCGCCGAGGCGGGTGCGCTGTGATAGTCCCCATAACCTCGCCGATCATCGACGCGCCTGCGATCGTGGCGGCGCAATTCGACGCGCTGTCCGAGTCGTGGCCCGACTTTCGCGACGGCAGGCGCGAGTACCGTTTACACCCGCTGCACCTGTCGCAACAAGACGGCGACCCCGGGGACTCGCTGTGACCGGGCTCCTCTGGATTGCTGCGATCATTTTGTTGGCGCTCGCGCTAAAGTGCCGAAGGCCAGCCCCGCCGCCGCCGCGCCTCGTGCACCGCGCACCTGCGCTCACGGCGCAGTACGCGGCCGCGCACCAGGCGAAGCTCGCCGCCGCATACATGAAGCAGACTACCACGTTCATGCAAGCGCGTCCCACGCCCGGCTACGGCGTGCCTTATGATATGCTGGCCGCGTACCGCCCGAAACTGGAGAGCTGACATGAACGAGAACTTTGCGCGCTGCCTGAAGCTTGCGATTCCCGCCGGCGTTATCCTCTGGGCACTGATTATTTGGGCTGCGCTGACCGTATCCGTGCACGCGGCCGACAACGTGTACATCGCAGAAGGCGCCTATCAAGGTGCGGCGCTCGCCGACATGCTGACGACGCTCGACATACACCGGCACGCTGACGGCTACGAGTCGAACCCAATCATTGGGCGCGGCTATCCGCGCGAAGGTCGCGTCTACACGTACTTCGCGGTGACCGGCCTCGCGCACGCCGCGATCACGTACGAGCTCGTGCAGCACGGCTTCGAGAAAACTGCTTGGGCTTGGGAGGCCGGCACGATTGGGATGGAGATTTACTGGGTCGACCACAATTTTCACACCGGGCTATCGGTACGATTCTAACGTGCTACAATGCGCGCACCACAAACACTAGGAGCTAAATCATGAGCCAGACATTTCACGGTGACGTTCGCCCCTTGAGCCACGACGCGCGCTACATGGGCACGGTCTTTGGTGGCGTCGACACGATCGATGAGGCGATCGCGCAGGCGGCCGCCGCGCCCGAGCTCGGGCTCGCGCCGCAGGCGGGTGCGGACCGTTACGGCCGCGGCCGGGCCGCGCTCCTGCAGCACCTAAACTTGCTCCGCGAGGAGCCCAGCAAGTACAGCGTCGAGGGAATGGTCGCTCGCGGGTGGGTGCAGGCCGAGCACGACCCGGAGCCGGTGTATGGCGCGCCGGAGGTGCAAGTGGAGCCCCTGCACAAGCTGCTGACGGTTGGTGAGATGGCCCGTTTCGTTAAGCTGACCGACACGCAAACGATGATTTACCGGAGCGTCCGACGTGCGTTGCCGCCTTCCCAGGCGCTGCGCGTTGCCGAGAGCTATCCGTACCCGGCAACGCGCGATTGACACGCCGCCGACCTATGTTAATCTGACGGTCCCTGGCAGGAGACTACTGCATGCGAACCTTCCTACGCGCGCTTGATCGCGCCCTTGTCCACATCTACTGTGTTGCCGGGCTCGTTATTGCGCTCGTGTTCTTTGCCGATGAGGTGGCCTACAACCGCGCCGCGTTCATGGTGATGCAGGTCCAGGCCGCGGCCCTGATCAAGATAGCCGAAGGGCTCCGCGGCAACCGCACATGAGTTTAGGGGCGACGCTTGAGGAGTGGCTGCACTTCGATCTGGTGCTGGATCTAGGCAACAATCTATTACCTTGCGTGCCCGCGGGGCTGGATGTCAAGGTCGTGGAGGGCAGTCAGCTCGCCGGCAAATTAGGCAAGATACCTTCCGCGATCAACGGCGCCGGCGAGGCGCACGGACTGAAGGATTGGCAGAAGCGCGAGATCGCGCCGTGGGAGGTGACACAGTGGTCGAACGACCGGCGCCTAAATCTGTGCGTCAGGACCGGCCCCATCAGCGGGCTGTACGCGTTTGACATCGACATCGACGACGAGCGCGCTGTCGCCGTACACGCGTTGATAGAGATGACACTGCGCGGGCACATGATGCTCCCGCGTCGTTGGCGCGAGAACAGCAAGAAAGCATTGCTCGTGTTCCGTATGGAGGGTGAATGCAAAAAACGGAAGATCAAGCTCGACGACAACCCGCGCGGTCCCGCGATCGAGCTGCTCGCCGACGGGCAGCAGTTCGTTGCGTGTGGCTCGCATGCGTCTGGTGTGCGGTACCTGTGGGATCTTGGGCTGCCTTCTACGATTCCGAAGATCAGTCTGGATCAGCTGAACCAGATCTGGTCGACCTTGACTACCTCCTATGCGACGACTACATCGACGACCGGCCAGCCGACTGCGGCGGCGACGGGGTCGGCGACTGGGCCGTCGGAGGTTCAGCGAGCAATATCCGAAAGCGATTGGCAGTACCTCATCGAGTGCCTACGGTTCCTGCTCGACAAGGTTCAAGACAACGACAGCTGGAGCGCGGTGGGCTACTCGCTCCTCTCCCTGCAAGGTTCCCGGCCCGCTGAGCAGCTGTGGTTGGACTTTTCGAGGAAGGCTGTAGGCTACGAGCCCGGCGCCGCCGAGGCGTGGTGGCAGGCCCATAAGGGGCAGGAACCGCGCGCCGACTACCGGCACATCTTCAACCTCGCGCGGCAGCGCGGCAAGCAGCGGGTGGCCGACCCTGCGGCCTTTGGGCCGGTCCACGATGACCTAGTGGACGTGATACCCCCGGAGGTAGTTCCTCCTGACCAGCGCCTGATACGGCTCTCAGAGGGACGCTTCTCGGAGATCCTGGACGAGCTCGAGGAGACCCTGAGCCCTTACGTCTACACGCAGGGCGCGCACCTCGTGCGCACGACCGAGGCGCACAGCGACGGCGCGATCCAGCGGAGCGGGGAGTCGATGATGTTGGTCCCAGCGACCCGGGAATGGGCCCGCAAGCGGTTCGGGCAGCTCTGCAACTTTCAGCGGTGGGCGAAGGACTGGGTGCCCGCCGCGCCGCCCGCGGATCATATCGGGGCGGTGCTCGGGCTCGGGAGCTGGACGACGTTGCGGCCGCTTGATGCGATCGCGCGGGCGCCGTTTTTGCGTGAGGATGGCTCGATCTGCGACACGGCAGGCTACGACGCTGCGAGCCGTACGCTCTACGTCCCCGGCACCGAGTACCCGCCGCTCCTTGAGCGGCCCACCCGGGCCGATGCGCTGGTCGCTTTGAAGCGACTGCGCGAGCCCTTCAGCGAGTTCCCGTGGAAGGAAGCAGCATCTGAGGCCGCGTTCGTGTCGCATGTGCTCGCGGAAGCGGGACGTCTCGCGATGGAGCGGTGCCCGATGTATTTCTATGACGCGCCGATGGCGGGGACCGGCAAGTCGACGCTGCAGGAGATGGCGGCGCGCATCGCGCACGGGACCGAGCCTGCGCTGCGGCCCTGGGTGCCCGACGAGGACGAGCTACGGAAGGCGCTCTACGCGTGCCTGATGGCGGGCGATCGCTCGATCTGGTTCGACAACGTGCCCGACGGTATCAAGGTCCGTTCCTCTGTCCTCGAGGCGTTCCTGACGAGCGCGGTCTGGAAGGACCGGAAGCTTGGCGAGAGCGTGACGACGGGGATCGCCAACAAGACGGTGCTCGTCGCGTCCGGCAACAACCTGACGCCAGTCTCCGCGCTCGCGCGGCGTAGTATCGTGATCCGGCTCGACGCCAACACCGAGCATCTGCGCGAGCGTGTCTTCAAGATCGAGAACCCGCGCCGGTACGTGATGGCGCACCGCGCGCAGCTGCTGGTGGATGCGCTCACGATCATCAGGGCCTACCTCGCCGAGGTGCCGGGCCCCGTGATGCCGGTCCCGCTCCCGAGCTTCGAGCGCTGGTCGCAGATCGCGCGCGAGCCGCTGATCTGGCTTGGGATGGCGGACCCGGTCGTGACGCAGCTGAACGAAACCGACGACGAGACACGTAACGTCGGACCCATCTTCGAGCGGCTCGCGGAGAACTTTGGCGAGCGGACCTTTACCGCGGGCGATGTGGCGCGTATGGTGGGTAGCCTATCGGATGAACGTAACGAGCTCAGCGACGCGCTGATGCAGATGGGGTGCGCGGAGCCCAACAACCCGGTGAAGCTCGGCTACTGGTTGCGCGCCTCGAAGGACAAAATCGGGTCGGGCTGGAAGCTGGTGCACGACGGGCACAGCAAGTTCGGTGTGCGGTGGCGTTTGCAGCGCGCGGGCGACGGGTACGGCCTCACATGATCAACGCTGAGGAGGTTTTCACGATGCAGCTGGCGCGGGCGGCCGGCAAGATCGCGAACCGGTTCCTGCACGCGCGCGGGCTACAGAAGGCGGACCGTGACGATGTGATCATGGAGGCGCTGGGGTGGTGCTGGGCGCATCGGGCGCAATACAGTTTGACGACGACATTGGAGACATGGTTCATGAACGCGGTGCGGGACGCCTACAAGAAGTTTACCAAGATGCAGCTGCCAAGCGAAGAGGACAGCACCGCGCAAGCGCACACAGCTGACACGACCTACCAGAGCGCGGCGGCGGCGTCCTCCGCGCAGGCGCTTGTTGAGGCGCTGACGCCGATCGATCGCGAGATCGCGCAGCTGACGATGGCAGGTTACACATACCGGGAGATATTCAAGCGCGGGTACCCCGAGCGCACCGTGCGCGACGCGCACCAGCGGATCAAACAGCTGCGCCGACTCCTCCCAGAACGGGAGCTGCGCGACTTCATCCGCTCAACTGCGCGCAGTTCGCGCGCCCCGAACTTGGACGAACTAGACGAGGCGCCGCAGTCGCAGCCCTCGCGGATCGATATCGAGATCGCGCGCTTGGACTTTGCGCCGCACGCGGGCAAGGACTGTCCGCCCTGCTTCAGGTGCATGTGGTTCGAGGGCTTCATGCCGAGCGGGAAGCTTGACACGCGGCTGGAGATTGTAGACGTAGAGGTGCGCGCGGCGGTGAAGGACACCGAGGCGCGCAAGATCGAGATCGCACAACAAGTGAGGTACGGAAAATGAGTATCGATGCCAAGCTGATTACGGTCGTGAACGCGATCAAGCAGTCGCTGCAGACGTCGGGGAGCCCGGGCTCGAGTGTGAACAGTCACCCGAACCCGTTCTTCTTGAACGTGACGGGCGAGGTGAACCTGAAGCACGCCGCCGAGCTGATCGTGCAGCGGCTCGAAGAGTATGAGGCCGCACTGCAGGCGAAGATTGAAGCGGCGATTCGAAAAGCGGAAACGGGCACCCCGGCGCCGGCCGCGTCCGATATTGTCAAATAGAGAAAAAGCTTGCGCGCGTCGTAATTGTCTGAGATGATTGCCGCACGTACCCGAAGCTTGGAGCCGACAATGAAAGACAAAGCCTACAACTACCGCTATGAACTAGAGCAGACCGGGCCCGGCCGCGTGGAGCTTTTTGGCCGCGACACGAAGCTCTCATCGAACGAGCTGGAGCAGATGCGACGCCAGCTGAACAAGGACAGCGGTAATCGGTACTACGTCGTGCGGATGTGGCTCATCAACCAGCGCACCGAGAAAGTTGTCGCGCGCAGCTCGGCGCATACCTTGAAACCGGAGCCACTTTTCACTGTTGAGATCGTCGGAGGTGCGTCGTGAACCGCTACGAGACTATCCTGACCCAGATCGTCGCCGCCGCAATCGCGTCGGGCCGGTGGAACGCCTGCGAGGCCGCCCGTAACGCCGGCCTGCGCGACGCAGCCGCGGCCCTTGAGGCGCACTTCGAGAATTTGGACAACCAGCGCGAGGCCGCGCGGCGCGCGGCGCACCCGGGCTCCTTGAGCCCCTGCGTCAGCAGCTCAGACGATCTGCCGGCGTTTCTCAAAAGGCAAGCTGAGTAGCGCCCGTGGACAGTCTTGCGCTTCGTAAGACGACGGTGGAGACGCTCGGTATCTTGGCCGAGCGTTATCCTAACATGCGTTTGGGGCAGATCATCGGGCACGCGCTCGGCGACGCGCACGACCTGATGTACCTGCCTGACGTTGAGCTCGCCAGGTCCCTTAACCAGCTGTTCGTCGCCTACACGCAGTTCGAGGCGGCAGGAGTCAAGCCATGAAGAACGCATTCTGGTGGGTGGCCGATATCTTGGTGTCCGCTGTCGTGATCGCCGTCTGCATGGGGCTGGCCTTTGTTGGGCTGACCACGATGCTGTTCTTGGTGACGCTGGCACGTGTTTTGGCGGGGCGCGAGTGATGTGCTACGTGGGATCAGCACCGCAAAGAGACTCCAAGCCATGACAACACAAACTGATCGTTATTACGCCGAAGGCTATGAGTCTGGCTCCATGGACCTGCACAAATGGATGCGTAGGGCGGAAAAGGCCGAAGCCCACATAGCCGCGCTGGAGGCGGCGCTGCGTGAGATAGCCGACTTCGCCGAACAGTTCATCGGAGACGACGAGGATGGCGACGAGCG